CACACGCTGTAACGGTCGCAGCGGGTAAAAGCTAATGCCGCATTGCTTGCAGTCCTTGGGGCGCGAAACCGTCATTGGTCACGCTCCCATGCTGCGAACTTTACTCCCTGCTCTGTGGACCATGCCAGTACAAATTCAATCAAGTCTGCACATTCGGCACGGCTTAGTTTGCTTGTCTTGCGAAAAACCACATCAATGCCATGCCCGTCGATTGCAGGAAGTATTTCCACTTGCTGGCCTGTGGCGCGTAACCATGCGGCTGTCATTAGTCTTTTCCATGTCTCAGCGTCGCGCTTTTGTCCTGCCCATTCAATCTGATGGCTGATCTGGGTTAGCAGTGAGTGCAGGAGTGCGTTTTCCTTTAGGCTGCGTGTCTCTGGGCGCACTTCCAACGTGTAGCGCTGATCTGCCTGTAATACGGCTGCTAAGAACGGGTAGAGCTGCTCTTGCAATGCGGCTCTCGCTTGTTGGCGGTTATTCAGTTGGATTGTGAGCGATTGCATGGCTTGATTGTAATCTATTTTACTAACATTAAGCAAATATTTTCACTTTTTATTTAGCTCTAGCCACGGCAAAGCCTCGCAGTATCGCTTGAATGCCCAGATTGCATACGCTCTGTCGTGCTGGGCCATGTACGCACAATGGGCGATTATTCGGGCTTTTAGGGCTTCGTCGGCTTCCATCAGTACGCGGCACCATCGGAAGCGATTTGGGCCAGTAGCGTGGCTGTGGTTGCCTTTGCCTCACGGTTAGCGGCCCAACGTGTTTTACATTGATTCAACATGGGGATAATTTGGAAAAAATTGCGCTCGATCACCAGCCATTGCAACAAAATTACCAGCATCTCTGTGTCTCCATAGTCCAATGGTAGGCTCGCCATCCGCGTTTCCCTCATAATTCCTTTGTTTTCTGCAAAGCAGATAGCTGTCAGGCTCTTGCTGCTTATTGCTTTGTGATCCTTTAGCCTTCAAATCGTCCTCTTTTGGCTTATTTCTCCACACCATAAACAAATTATCAACTTGATCGGTAATTGACCCACTTCCTTTTGTGTCGTGTTTGTCTGGCATGTCCGCCTCCTTTGGTGGCTTTTTCAAGTGGTGAACCAAATGAATGTGCACATCGCAATCTTTGGCAATCGCACACAATTGGTCAACAAAATCCTTTTGCCCGTTGTAATCATCCTCTGACTTGACGCACTTCATTAGCGAGTCAATAAACACATGCGTTATTCCTAACTCCCTGGCGCAGTATTTGATCATCCCCAAAATAGTGTCAGGCTGTGCAGTACCTGTTTGGTCATAAAGCCATAGCCGATTTTCGACCCACTCGCCAAATTGATCATACAAGCCGTCCAAGATACTGAGACCATCATCGCCTTGAAACTCCTCTGAAAAAGGGTTGAGCATTGTGAACATACGAACCATTCTTCCAATCGTAGTGACAGGCTTCATTTCAAAAGATGCAACGCAGACCTTTTCATCTTGCCCAATTAGGCTAAGTGCAATTTGCGTTGTTACATCGGTTTTTCCATGTCCATTTTGTCCAGCCCATACAGTTACCTCACCAAGGCGAAACTCAAAAGAGTCATTGCACTTTGGCCACGGCAAATACGTTCTGTGGGCACTTGCTCTGGCTCTAAGCCTATCCTTCGCGTCTCCAACAAAATCACTTGCAGGCTTAACCTTATGGTGTGGGTCAGTCTCTTTGAGATAAAAATCAAAATCCACGTCATCAGGTATAAATTGCATCATTTTTCGACATCCTTATGAAAAACCTCGCTCCAATCACCAGCACCAACTGCAACAGTTTTTGCACCGCATGCCTTTGCTTTCAAAAATAGAGCCTCTCCCCTTCGCTTATCAATCGCGCTAATGCTTACACGCAAACCAAGCAAGCAACGAAAGTCCAAACCTGATATTGCCTCACCATGGGTACTGATGGTGCAGTGTGATGCTGGCCACCGCTCTCCGAAACGCGCCCCTGGATTGGTCCACTCTGTTTCCCATGAGCACTTGTAATCGTTAATAAAAACAATGTGAGGAACGTATCCGCGCTGCCTAAGTTTTAGTAGTTCTAAGTGTCCCTTCATCAAATAGCCCCTGCCAGTATTCCACCACTTGTAGTGGCTTGTTTTTCATTAACCCACTCAGAATTAAATCCGCGCCAACTTCTCTCCACACATGTTCTTAAGGCATCTTCAAGTGAGTAGCCGACTTTTTGAGCTTCACGCCGTATGCCTGCCATTGCTGTTTCTGTTATCGGTGCTTTCAATCGGTTGCGCAGTTGTTGAAAATCTCGCCAGACTATGATTGAAACGCCGTCAGGCTGTGAGACCTTCTTTGATAACGGTAACGGTATTGGAGACGGAGACGGAGACGGGGCATCCGCCTCGCATCCGCCTCGCATGCGGTCCGTGTGCGGTTCGCATGCGCCTCGCATGCGGTCCGCATAATCTGGCATGCGGTTCGCAGCTTCATTGCGTCCGTATCGCTTGCATAATGCTGCAAATCTTGACGCTTCCGACCTATCTTTTGCACCAGCCGCCCACGGGTTATGCTCTGCCCAATCGTGAATAGAAAGCTGGTTTTCCTCGCCATCCAAAAAACCAACGTCTACCATTGCAGAGACAAAGGCACCATGTTCGCCAGTCCAATCGACGGAAAGTTCTATATCCTCGTTTGACAGTCCGGACAAGTCGCCGTCGCTTCGATTAGCCGCGGACCATATAAACAGATAGATGCATGCCAATGGACCAGCGTGACCCAATCTCCTTAGTAGCTTCTTGGTCTTTGGGTGACCAGGTAGCCCGGTTGATATTCGAGCATCCTTTGTCATTCAAAACTTCCGGCATCTTCTTGCATGCTTTTCTTGGCATTTTTTAAGGCCTTGATTAGCAAATTGATATTTTCAGGTTGAATGACAATTACAAACGGACCATCGTGGCCGTCGTATGGGTCGGTTTGAGAGATTGAAATTGCACCGCCGTTATTCACAAAAACGTCAATTTCTAATTGCTGCTTGATTACCATAAATTTACCCATAAAAAAAGGGCTTCACCTGCACACTCATCCTTTCGGAAGTTGATCGAACGGGTAGTAATAACCCGCTAGTGTGCATGTGAAACCCTACTACTAGTTAATCCCGATCAAAGGATGCGCATATTCTACCCCCAATCTCTCAGGGGTAGTGCTATTTTTTACAATAAAGGCGACTGCGTGTCTGTACTACCAAAGCCTTTATCACCTCGCTCAGTCTCCTTTAGCTCGCTCGTTTCCTCGATAGCCCATTGGTCAACCGGTATCAGCATGGCCTGAGCTATGCGGTCGCCAGGGCGTACAAAGAACGGCACATGCCCTAGGTCTTCATCACGCTCGTCACTTACCAATTGCACCATTACTTGACCTGTAAAATCATTGTCAATCACGCCTACAGCATTGGATAATCTGACTTGATGCTTGAATCCATGCCCTGAGCGGCTGTAAACCAGCATTACGTAGCCTTCGGGTATCTCAAAGGCTAAACCAGTCCCGCAGGTGATAGGGTGGCCTGGGTGTAGGTTTGAGCCGATATGGTCCATTCCTGCTACCGTTGCAGCATGCAAATCGAAACAACACGCTCCTGCGGTTTGGTACTTTGGAATAATGGCGTTATCGTGAACGCGCTTTACTTTTAGTGTCTTGGACATAGTGTCTCCATTAGTGAAAAAATCTCTCTGATCATTGAAAACGGCCTTGGATTGGCTGATAACTGCGGTTGGAAACAATTTTTTGTAGCAAACCGGGCCAATCGCCCTTCCAGCTACCCAGTGAGCCACCTTTTCAAGTGGCTTATTGCACATTACGCAGTTCAAAGCAAGTCAGAATCCAATTCAAGTAAAGACTCTTGCTTAAACACTTGACCATTGTCAAAGCGTTTTGAAGCCAGTTCTAGATTGATCTTTGCTTGCTTGAAGTAGCTGTCTTTTAGTTCGATACCAATTGCCTTACGACCCATTGAAACCGGGCTGTAAACCTCGCTACCAACGCCCATGAATGGAGTTAGTACGACTTCGCCTTCATTGCTGTATAGCTCCACTAGGCGGTCGATAACGTCCAATTGAAGCGGGTGTACGTGCTTTTCGTCGTCCTCTTCACGGGAATCACGGAATGGCAAAACGTTGTCGATGCGAATGTCATCCCATACGCTTGATGCGTAGCGCTGCCATATGTAGTGACTAAGTTTGTTGCTCTTCGGGTCTGTGTGGTCTTTGTAGTTGTTTTGCAGGTATTCCCACAACTCTTCTTCATTGAACTTTGATTCGTTTGCGTTGTTGAAAGCGCGAAGGATATTGGGCAGGACTGGAGTCTCTCCAAAATATCGCTTCAATCCATGCGGGTGCGTCACAGGTACGGCGTTGTCCCCTTTCTTTGTGAACACCAGCACATAGTCAGGCATGGCCGTAAAACACTGCGTAGAGTCCTCGACAATCAATTTGTGCATCAGGCTTTTAACCATCGTCCGCATACGAACCTTCAAAGGCTCTTTCCAAATGGTTATACGGTTGCGGTACTGAAAACCGTACTTTTCATGCAATCGAATGATCTCATGCGGGAAGTCCCACAGGCGGCAAGAGTTGTCGAACACATCAGTGCAGTGAACCGCAGTCACCCGGCCAGGTTTTGTCACCCGGCCAATTTGGGCAATCAGGTATTCGTATTGCTCCAAGAACTGCTCTTTGTTTTCGCAGTTGGAAAAGTCGCGCTCACTGCTGGAATAGTTATACAGCCCTGCGAATGGTGGGGAGTACACCGACATGTCCACCGAGTTATCGGGGAGTGTTGGCATTACTTCCATGCAATCCGAGTTGTAAATGGCGTATTGGCTGGTGATGATTTGGTCTTTTGTGTTCATTAGATAAACTCCGGTAGGCGTACTGTTTGGTTAAATTCTTTGACTGAGAAACTGAAATCACGGTTAGCGGCTGCTACCAGATTTTCGTAAAGCTCAATCGCTTTTTGTGTTTTTTGCTCAAGCGCTTCTAGGACTCGCTCTTGTCCTTCGCTGATAACCATGTCGCATGTAACTTCAGACTTTTGGCCAAAGCGCCAGAATCGGCGAATGGCTTGGTAATACTGTTCATAGCTCCACGTTGGAAAAAATACCGTGTGCTTGCAATGCTGCCAGTTCAACCCCATCGAGGTCATACGGGCTTTGGTAATCAGGCGTTTGATATCGCCCCGAGCGAAGGCGACCAGAATCTCTTCCTTTTTGTCGATTGACATGCCGCCAATGATCTCCACGGCATCTTTGTCGAGGCTGGACAATAGTGCGCTCTCTTCGTTAAGGTTGCACCAGTAAACGGAAGTCTTACCACTTGCCAGTTGTACGGCACGTTCGCAACGCTCTTTGACTGTCAGCTTTTGCTCTTCCCGAACTTCTGGCATCGTTGCAGCTGGCATGGAAAATAGGCTGCTTTGCCCATCTATGCACCTAGTCTTTAAGTTGTTGACCATGTGCTTTTTGACGTGCAAGGCTGGCAGATCGTAGCCCTTATCATCAAACCCAATGTCCGACGGTTTTTTTACCATCACAGACCACTGATTGACCCAGGCAAAGAAGTCTCGCTCTGCATGTGGCTTGAGGTAGAACTTTTCTCCGATGTTGCTGTCTATGCTGTTTTGGTTCGATTTAAAGAACTTTGTCAGCATGTCCATGTAACCCATGTACCCCAGTGCTTCTGAACTGTTACCAAGCTCTATAAAGTCGTTTGGACTGGGTGTTGCTGTAGACAGGAAGCGATAAGGTACACGCTTGATAAACGCCACGATCTGGTCGCGGGTCTTTCCTGCAAAGTTTTTCAAAATGCTTGATTCGTCCAACATCACGCAAATAAAGTCGTCAGGGTTAAGCAAGTGCAACCGCTCATAGTTGCATACGGTTATCTTCTTTGTAATCTCGCCGCCCTTGCTGTGGGCAATGTCATCAACTCCAATGCGTGCGGCTTCATCAATGAATTGAAAAGCAACGGCCAAAGGCGTGAGAATTAAAACCCGCTTGTTGGTGTACCTAATGACGTTTTCAGCTATGGATACCTGCATCAACGTCTTACCCAGTCCAGTATCTGCAAACATGCCTATACGACCTTTGCGCACCGCTTTTGTGATGATGTGTTGCTGAAAGTCAAAAGCAGAATCAGGCATCCAAACCGGGTCAAAGCCATAGCTACCCGTTGTATGAGTTTTTTTCCTTAAAAACTCTTGGTATAAAATATTCTCACTCATTACTAACCCTTCTTTAGTTGTGATAGAAAGCCGTTACACGTTTGCGCGTGTGGCGGTTTTTGCTTTTGATGCTCGCACTTTGTTAGACAAAGCGACAGCATCGGATTGACTTAAAACGCTTTCACCTTGCCTACGCAGTAATCTTGGATGCGTACCATTGGCCATAGCTCGGTGGTAATAGTCCAACTGTGGATAGCTTTTTGTTTCCATGTGAAAGCATGATTTTTCAGGAATGTGAAAAGCGTTCACCTTGGTGCTACCTTAGATTTAGTCTGATTCGATGTGCATGAATGCTGCTCTGGGTTTACACGTACAGCATCATTCAGCATCTGGCGTTGGCTTTTGAGCCGACCCATCTTGTCGATTAGTGTGGATGGCCCTTGCCAGTGAAAGGCGTTGGCTGGTTTAGGCTTTAGCATAGGTTCCCCACGCTGCGTAGGTTTGAATGGTCAGAGTTTGGTCGCTGCGGTTGATTGAACGGGTCGCACATGCCTACTTCATACGGGATGTATTTGCGCGTTGCAACCTTTGTCGCCGCTATTCCGTCTTGGTCAAGATAGCTTCGGCCTAGCTTAGTGATGTGGAAGGCTGATTCGGCTTCAAACAATAGGCCAGCTTCCACCATTGCACCCAGGCGCATTGCTACGTGTGTAGGGCTTAATGGTGTAGCTACATCCTTGCTATGCGTAAAGTAATCAGCGCGTCGAGGTGCCTGGGCAATGATGGTGAGCAGCTTTTTTTGTGCGGGTGTGATTTTCATTGGGTTTCCTTTGTTGCTATGGTTTTGATAGCTGCTTATGCTTGCTGGTCGGGCGCCGCAAGCTTTTTTGGCTTAAGTTTGAGTCGTGCAGCGGCCCCACGAACACGGTCTTCCAATGCTTGATTAAGGGTTTCTGGCCACGTATAAACTGTTTGTTGAACCGTGTACCCTAATGCCTGTGCAGCCAGTTTGGGCGTGCCGCCTAGCAGCTCTACAGCTTCCTGTTTTGTCATTGCCATGTGTAAATCCTTTAAAAGTTGCTGACCCATGTAATGTAACACAGTTTACATCGCCATTGCCATGACCTTGTTAAAACTATTTTACTTTTTTTGCAAATTTATGTGCATGGCATTGAAAAAGGCTTTACAATTACCACACACCAACACAACCAAGGAAACGAATGAACGCCAAACAAATCATCAAACGTGCTGAAGACGCTGCTGCTAAATGTAGCCACGACCAACTGTCACGGCTCTCTTATCACGTTGGCTGTCTTCAAGCAGAAGTCACCATGCTATGCCATCAGCTAAAACAATACACGCCCGCGACCAACGGAACGGAGACAACATTCCGAACCAACTCAGGCGCAGAGCTGGTGCTTCACTACTATGCGGATTCTGATGGATTGAATGACATTCTGGGCATCTTTGCCAACGGTATGGACATACTCAACCTGGTGGCAGACTCAAAAGTAATGACGCAGATTGAAGAGCATTGCACCGACCACGCATACATCCAACGCAAGCAAGCTGCATATGACTTGGCAGAGCAACAAATGGAAGCTAGGCGCGATGCGGATATGGAAGGCGGTGCGGTGTGAAAACATTTGAAGAACGTAAAGCAGGGAATCACATCGTAAGTTGTTCTGAATCAGATTGCGACAGACCTAGTACGCCTACATTAAGCATCGTTCGGTGTAATTTTTGGGATATCAAGAATGAAGGCACTTCGGCGAAGTTCTCATTAACTGAGTTAGATGATAAAAGTGGTTTTGTAGTTGATATGCGTGACGTAACAGTAATTCCATCACATTACATATTTATCAAAAGTGCTCCCGCATGGCTGAAATTTCTCATCCGAAAATTTGGAGGTGCAGTATGAGACAATTGCACACAGTTTTAGATGCGCTCACATTGCTAGGTAGTTATGCAAATCTACCACGCGATGCAACTAGCGTTGAAGCAGAAGCCATTGCCATCGTCAAGCAGATGATGCAGGCAGATCCTGTGGCTTGGTTGATTACCAGTAAAAAAACGGATGAAAAGTTCGTATCTACACGACCAGGCGATTGGAATAACGTAAATTGGGATAAGCACCCACTCTATACAGCACCGCAAGCAGTGCCAGCAGGATGGGTGTCTCTAGAAGATGGGATGCCTTCACCGCATCAGATGGTTTTGGTTGCCAGAGAGTCACACGTAACAACTGGGTCATACACCCCTGCATTTGGATGGGCGTGGGAAGAAGTAGACGGTGAGGATGAGGACTCCATAGCAACCCACTGGATGGCACTACCTTCACCACCAAAGGGGGCTGTGTGACCATTGCCGAATACTTCGCCAGCCTGCCTCGTGGGTCTATCAAAGGAGTCGCAGCAAAGTTGGGCTACTCGCAAATTCACCTGTACCGGGTAATCAGCGGACAAAATAAACCATCTTGTTTTATGGCGAATTCACTAGCAACATTCTCAAACGGAAAAATCGACGTCAACACTATCACCATTGGGCTGAAGGGAAATCACCATGCACACAAAAACTAACGGTTGTGGCAATTGCAACCAAGGGCGCACATGCGACTGCCAGCCCAACGCATACCGCACGAACTTCGATCACCTGGGCGAGCCAATCAACCAAGAGCCGCCATTCTTGCTAACCGACTTGATCATCATTGTCATAGCTGTGGTGGGTACGGCTGTATTACTGGCGGGGGTGGCGTGATGAAAAATCAGCAGGATTTATACACATCGCAAGAACGTGTACAAAATTCGCCTGAAAGTGTACATATCGCGCAGCCAGGACGCGAGCCTTTAACTGATGATCAGATTCAAGAAATCTATATCAGCGAATACAACAAAGGACACCACGGGCGTGATTTTGAAAATCTATTTGCCAGGGGAATAGAGCGCGCCCACCATATTGGAATCTCAAAATGACATTCATTCGCTTAATCAAGATGTATCACCGATTCGGCCACACACCATACCGATCCATTGTGCGAGCATTGGAAACGATGCGGAGGACGATGTGAACCAATCCGACATCTTTTCTATTGGCATGGAATCAGACACAGCCTACCGCCTTATGCAAGAGCTGTGCAAGCTGCTTGATGTGCCATATCCACCAGACCCAAATGATAGAACGCAAATAAATGTAAAAGAATTGCAAAAAGCAGAGTAAAAGCGATTACAATAAAACTTCAAGAAACAAGGAAACTTATGAGCATTGCAGCACTAATACTAGGCTCTTCGGGAAGTGGTAAATCCACAAGCCTGAGAAACCTAGACCCATCAAAGACGCTACTAATCCAGTGCATCAAGAAACCCCTGCCATTCAAATCAGCCGGATGGAAAAAGCGGGTGAATAGTCAGGACGATGGCAACGTCATACAAACCAGCGACCCGGTAATGATTGAGAAAATCATGCGTAAGTCACCCCACGACATTGTGGTGATTGATGATTTTCAGGCATTCATGATTAACGAGATTTTAGGACGTAGCAGCGAACACGGTTACACAAAATACACCGATGTGGCTAAAGGTGCTTGGAACATCTTTAACGCTGCGGGTGACTTAGCTGACCATCGCCGGGTGTACATCATGGCCCACACGCGAACGGACGAATTTGGCAACATTCGCATGCAGACTGTTGGCAAGTTGGTTGACTCGACCATCGTGCCGGAGGGGTACTTTACGATCGTACTGCGTACCGAAGTGACAAACGGCAATTACAAGTTTTTAACCCAGACCAATGGACAAGATTGCTCGAAAAGTCCAATGGGTCTATTCAAAGACCTGCACATTGATAACGATCTGGCGCAAGTTGATCAAGACATTCAAGACTTCTACTCAATTCCCCAAACCACTGCTTAACCAAAGGAAAAAAGCAACCATGTACTCACTAGACATTAACGCAGCACGAAAAGCTGACACGCAAGGCAACCAAATCAAAGAGCTTGGCAAATACCTAGGCGCTATTACCCAGGCGGAAGACATCACCGCAAAGACTGGCACGAAAGGGTTAAACCTGCACTTCACCAGCGACGAAGGCCAAAAGACCAAGGTCTCTATCTATACAAAAAAGGCCGATGGTACGGAGCTAAGTGGCTACTATTTTCTGCAAGCAATTCTGGCCTGCTTAAAACTTCACGGAGTTACTG